CCGGCGGGGTTGGCTCGGCCTGGGCGGCCGGCGGATTCGGTGCGATGGCGGTGGCATTGCCGGCGGCGTCATCGGTGACGGTGAGCGGCGCAGACGCGGCGGCAGTGCTGGCAGCCGGGAAGCGCGTGCGCATGGCTGCGGCGATGGCCATGCCGGCGTGCTGCGGCGATGCGCCGCGTGCGGTTACGCGCTGGGCGATGACAGCGGCGAAGGCGCGGGCCTGCTCGTCTGCTGCGCCATCGTCGGCGGTGTCTTCATCCACGGCATCGGCAAAGCCTTCGGCCACGGCTTCGGCGCCGGTGTAGTAGTGGTCGGCACCGTCCTGCAGCAGCGCGAGGATGTCGGCGCGGCTCTTGCCGGACTTGACGACGTAGGCATCGGCCATGCCTTCGGCGAAGGTGTCCAGCACGTCGGCGTATTGGCGCAGCTCTTTCGCGTTGCCGGCGATGCCGCCCCACGGCGCGTGGATCATCAGGATGGACGTGGCCGGCATGTGCACGGTGTCGCCGGCCATGGCGATCAGCGAGGCGCTGGACATGGCCACGCCATCGACGGTGACCGCCTTGTTTGCGCTGTGCCGCTTGAGCGCGTTGTAGATGGCCAGGCCATCGGCCACGCTGCCGCCGTAGCTGTTGATGCGCACGTTTATGGTGGAAACGCTGGCCGGCAGTTCATTGAGCTGCTGCACGACGGACTGCGCGGTAACCGAATCGTCCCACCAGCTTTCGCCAATGTCGCCGTAGATCAGCAGCTCGTAGGAATCGTCGGCGCCGGCCATCGGCTGCAGCCGCATGAGCGGCGCGATGTGCGGCCGGGCGGGCGTGGTCGCCTGCCCGGGGGCATTGAGCGAGGCCATGACCGCAGTAGCCAGCGGGGTGGGCTTCATGCGTTGTCTCCGGTTGTGGGGGTGCCGCGGGCCTGCCGGCTGCGCGCTGCACGCGAGCGGCCCTGGCTTTCGGCGGGATCGGTGTCGGGGGTGTCGTTGCTTTGCGCGGTGCCGGATGCGGTGACGTGGCGCGGGTCGGTATCGAAGACCAGGCCCATCTCGTCGAACAGGCGGCGCTCGCGGTCGAACAGCTCGACTGAATCCTGCAGCCGCATGCCGCGCTCGCCCAGCGATTCGGTGACGGATTGAATGCCGCCGCGTGCCAGCGCCTTGATGGCGTTGGCTTCCTTGATGGGGTCGATCCACGGCATCTTCGGGCCGCGGAACGTGGCCTGGGCCACCGTCTCCGGGCGGATGTGCGCGGGCACTTTCACCCGGCCACTTGCGATGGCCAACTGGACGAAGCGCTCCCAGATGGGCTGAACGAAACCGGCAGCGAACTTGCCGGTCATCATGCGGTAGCCGTCATAGGCTTCCACCAGCTCCTGCCGCTGGGCGCTGTAGGTGCCGTCGTAGTTGCCGGACATGGACGAATAGCTGAGCCCGAACGCACGGCTGGCCGAGCGCATCATGCTCATCACGAACTCGCCCAACAGGCTGTTCGGGCGGTTCGGGTTGGCGATGGCCAGTTCTTCGCCGGGCAGCAGATCGGCAAACATCTGGCCGGGGTCCATATGGAAATCGCGCTGATCGGGGGATGCGGGGTCGACACCTTCCGGCGGCACCCACGACATGTCTTTGTCGCGCTTGACGTAGCCGAGGATGCGCGAGGCCAGCCGCGCGGCGATGCGCTCGGCGCCTTCGTAGTCCTTGATGTCGAGCAGTCGATCGATAGCGCTGGCCAGCAACGAGATGCCGCGCAAGCCGCTGAGGCGCTTGCGCACTGACAGGTGCAGGAAGCGCTCTGCAGGCACGGCTTTCAACGCGCCTTCGCTGCTCCATCCGCCGTTGCCGGGGTGCTCTTTGTAAACCCAGTAGTTGAGCGGCTGGCCCCAGGCGTTGCGCTCGATGCCGGCACTGATTCGCTTGCTGCTGTCTTCATAGTCAAGCGGCACCACGTCGGCCTCGAGCAGCTCCAGCGACAGCGGCACGGCACTGCCGTGGCGCAGGCCCGGCACAACGCCCTCCACCAGCTGCGTGAACTGCTCGCCATCGCGCAGCCAACTGCGGCAGGCCAACTCCTGGCACTCGGCCCAGCTGAGGGAGCGGGTGACTTCCGGACGCTTGGCCCAGAGGCGGAATTCATCGAGCAGGGTGCGGGCGAAGTCGTCATCGATGCTGTCGTATGCAGCACCCTCGCCGTTCTTGCGCGGCGTCGGCTCGATCATGATGCCGCTGTGCCCAACGATATTGCGCACCAGCGTGGTGAGGGCGCCATCGACCAGGTCGTAGTTGCGCTCGAGGTCGCGCACGGTGGCGCGAACGGTGGCCGCATCACGCACCACCAGCCGCTCGCTGCTGCTGTTCTCGCGGCTCTTGCGGCGGAACTTGGTGCTGCGCCCGCCTTCGTACAGCGACAGAATCGAACGGGCAAACATGCGCTTGCCCGCCATCTTCGGCGAGAACACCGCGATGCCGCGGTCGATCAGGTTCATGCGCACAGCGCCGGGCTTGCTCATCGCGGCACCATCGTCGTGCTGCGCAGGCTGCTGCGGTTGCTGTGGCGGCCCTGCTCGGCATCCACCAGCATCTGGCACTCACGGATGCCCTTGCGGATGTCGGCCAGCTCGGCCTCCTGCCGCTGGCGGATATCAAGCCGCCAGCTCAGGCCGGCAGTGAGGATCCGCGCCTCCGCTGCCAGGTAGTTGTTGAGCCGTTGCTGGGCCACTGATTCCGTCATGGGTACGCACTCTATGTACGTACCAGTCCACGGTCGTGGAAAACCGTGGACTATTTTTCAGTGGCTATGCCGAGACAGCGATTGGGGGTGTTTGCAGCTTCGTTGGGTGTTAGATGCGCATGCGGGCTTCACGTTCAGCCTCGGCCCTCCGTTCCGCTGCCTCGCGGCCAAGTTCTGTGGTTTGCCGGTTGTACGCAGCCATTACCAAACGTGCTGTCGGGTACGTGCCAAGGCGCGTGTCTCGCTTAATTCGCGCAATCTGTTCACTGTTCAAATTGTCGAGTGAGGCGGCTTCCAGCGCCTCCAATTTCTTGCGCTCGTTCGGTTCCAGTCGCTGCGCGAGCCGGCGTTTGTATGCAGTCAAATTGGTAATGCTCATGCTCAACTCCAGTGGGTGCGCACCTAACAATTCATTCAATCCGACCTCCCTTCGGTCGGCGGCTTAACTCAGGTGTTAGCTGCTCACATTTCTCGCGCAACGAATCCAATGCCGTACATGATTGCCAGCAGCATCGCTATCCTCACAAGAGCGCCAAGAGTGCCAGTGATGCTCAACAGAACGGCAACGGACAGGGCCGCAAAAAAGATCGCGGCGACTACTGCCAGCCCGAACGCAAGATTCATTAGATGACTCATGTCGCCTCCAAAATTGGCCGCAGCTAACAATTCAATGCACGCGACGCCGCTTCGCGTCGCGCGTGATTTCAGCCGTTAGGCCGCAACCGCTGCTGAAATCCTGTCCAGTGCATTAGCCAAGTTCGGTGCGTCGATCCTCAGATCTCCTTTGGTCCCGTTGTCCAGGAGTTCCCATGCGTCCAGCAGCGGGCCGATCAGTGGCATCACTGCTTGGGCCTGTTCTGCGCGCAACTTCTCGACTTCACTTGCCATGTCGTTCTCCGGAGGCCAGCGGCCTAACAATTCGTTCAACCGCGACACCGCTTCGTAGTGGTGCCGCACCTGCCGCCAGTCGCGGGCGGTGCGCGTTAACTTAGGTGTTAGGCAGCATCAGCCTTGCGCCACTTGGCTTCTGTTTGCTCGGCCCACTTCTTTGCGGCCTCGGCCGATGGGAAGATTACGCTGCTCGGGCCGTGGATCAGTTCGGCGGGGGTTTCGTTCTCCCACCCTGCTGAAGTTTTCTTGAACTCGTACAGGAACGGCGAGCCGTCGTCGTGCATGCAGCTCGCTGCCCAGCATCCATCTTGGTCGTGCGTCCAGGTCAACATTGTTCGTTTCCTCGGTTGGTTGTAGTAGCCGCCTAACAAGGCGTTCAAGGCGACACCGCTACGCGGTGCGGCTTAACTCATCGTTAGGCTCGCTTCCTCAGCAGCTTGCTGGGGTGGTGCTTGTATGCGGCCGAGCGGCTGCAGGAATGCAGCTTCATCACTTCCTCCACCGGCAGGCCCTGGCGCCAGCTTTCGGCGATGGCTTCGCCGTCGATGGCGGGCTTGGCTTTGTAGCTCACGCGCTTGCCGGCGAGGACATCCATCTGCACGGTGAGCAGCGTGTCTGCCAGCTGCAGCGCCGAGTGCGCGGGGATGCCGGGTTCCATTTCGCGGATGGACTTTGCGTAGCTGTCACGCAGCGGGTCGATCAGCTCATCGGCCTTGATGTCGTCTGCCATGGTTTCCTCAGTATCCATCCGCCCAGGTGCCACGCCGGCGCTTGGGTTTTGTTTCACGGGAATCGCTCGCCACCGGCGCGGCCGGGCGGGCGGGTTGTGTTTCACGGGAATCCATGGCCTCAGGAGCAGAGGCGGACAGCCGTTCTTCCAGCCGATCCCAATCGGCCTTGGTGTACCGGTGCAGGCGCAGCTCTGGATGGTGGGCGGCGGCGTAGGCGTATACCCATGTATCCAACGGCTCGTTGCGCACTACCTTTTTTTCAAACCGGTTCTTGACCGGGTTGTAGATCTCCGAGACGAGACCGGGGAAGAACTCGGGGGGCAGCTCATCGGAGAAATGCACCAGCCGTGCGTCCACCTGCTTTTCGGCATCGGCCCCGAGGCGGCTGTAGAGATAGTGCTTCGCGGCGACGGTGCCGACGTGGTAGATGGTGATGCCGCGCTTGTCGGTCTTGCCGTTCCAGGTGACATCGGCCAGCTTGCCCTTGCTCAGGATGGGGGCGTTGTTGGGCACGGCGCCGAAGATGCACATGGGCCGGGTAATGAGGCGGCTGCGGACGTAGTGCTTGACGGCCTCGGTGCGGTGGCCGCCTGCGTCGATGGCGGTAGCCATGGGCCTCAGCAACACGCCGTCCACACGCTCGATGGGCCGGTTGAGCAGATCGGTGAGGGAGAGCCACACGGCTTCCTCGGCCGGGTCGCCGGGCAGCTCGATGTAGTCCAGCGTCCACGCGGCCATGCCACGGCCCCAGCCGATGATGTGCACGGCGAGGCGGTTGTCCTGGGTATCGACACCAACAGTGATGGCAAGCACGCCGGCCGGCGCGGTGCGCAGTTTGTATGGTTCCGCACGATCGGCGACGAGGGAGTGCTTGACCGACCGCATAGCCGGGTCCTCCCAGGTCTCGGCGAGCCGGTCGTTGATGAAGGTCTTGAGGGCGGCCGGGTCGTTCTGCACCTCGCGCCATTCCGCCGCCAGCTCTGCCCAGCGCGGGCCGAGGCCGAACTGGTAGTAGAGGCAGTTGATGGTGTAGCCGCGAATGGGTGAATCCGGGTTTTCCGGCACCCATCGGCCGGCGGCGATCATGTCGGTTTTGTGGTGCTCATCGATGGAGGCGCCACACTCGCAGCAGGCGTACCACGCCTCCTTTCCATCGGACGACCAGACAAGGCCGCTCCACTGCAGGGGCTGGTAGTGGCCGCAGTGCGGGCACGGGACGTGGTAGCGGCGGCGGTCGCTCTTTTCGTACAGCAGATTGATGCGGCTGAGGCCGGCGATGGTGGGCGTGCTGATATACAGCCGCTTGTATGTGCTGGGGAAGGCGCTGGTGCGGCCATCGAGCATCTTGACCGGGTCGTCGCCGGTGCTCAGTGCCTGGGCGAACTCGTCCAGCTCATCGGCGATGACGTAGCGCGCGGTGGTGGACTTCAGCCGCTGCGGGCTGCCGGCGTGCTCGACATAGAGCTGGCCGCCGGCGAAATCCTTGAAGGTGCGCTGGTTGGCGCTGTCGCGGCTGGCGGTGCTGCTGAGCGCTTTGCGTACTGCCGGCACCACTTCGATCATGGGGTTGAGCTTCTGGGCGATCCACTTGTTCTGGCTGACCTCACCCGGCAGCACGTACATGATGGGCGCGGGTGCGTAGTCCATCCAGTACGCAAGGGCGTTGGTTGCCAGCAGACTTTTGCCGAACTGGATGGGGAACTGGCAGACCATGCTCTTGACCGGGCTGCGCGCGGACATGCAGTCCATCGGCTCGCGCAGCGGCGGGTTGTTGGCGGTGTGCCACTTGCCGGCCTTGCTGCTGCCCTTTGACGACAGGCGCATGTGCTCATCGCACCACTGCGACACGCTCATGGGCCGGCGCGGCTGCAGGGCGCGCGCGAGCACGTTGCCGATGGATTCCGCCGGGCAGGCCAGGCCGACGTAGCTCATGCGCCACCCTCGCCCGGCCGGGCGACTTCACGGAAGGCGCGGCTCAGCTCCTCGAGGCTGTGGCTGACCTCGTTCCACACCAGTTCGCGACAGCGCGCCTCGTCGGCGGTGGCGGCAAGCTGCGGTGCCAGCGTATCGGCCATGCGCTCGAG